TCAAGCAATCAAGCATTCAAGCAATTCACTTGCCATTCTTACATTTTCACACGCATTATTTCAACAATGTCGATGTTCAACATTACTTATCTCTTGGGCAAGCAAGTCAGCCAGCAATCATGCAACAGGGTGACTGTTGCTTCGAGTGTGATGGCTCCAAACATACAATTTGGAACCATAACTAGTGACGTGCTAGTTAACGGAGACTCAAAGCCCAGAATCACTGAAATTAATGAACTAAGGACTGTGGCTGAACCGAAGCCATTGGCACCAATTGCGTGCTCACAATTCACAGCGAACTGTCTGTCTGAGTACAATGATAGTCAGGACAAATTCCACAAGATGTGTCTTGCAAAACTTAATGAGGCACATAAAAGAGTTGCCAGCGTCACCAAGGATAGCCATGGTACCCTCAAGTACAAACGCATGACTCATGCGAAGTATGCGAGGAAAGTAAGAAGGAACGAGCGCTTGGACAAAGAGAGGCAGGCGTTCTTGAATGCTGACCCATATGTGATAACCTCGCTCAAGATTGCCTTTGGCGATCGTGAAGCTGGGGTAGACTGTGCACCGAAGGGACGTATCCACACAACACCAAGTACTAAACGGAAGAAAGCACTTAAGAAAGTTCTAAAGCTTAAGCGCATGAGCGTCATGGATTTAGCTAACAGCATTTGTAAGCCTTTCATAGACAGTGGGAAACCTATTGAAATCATAGGCCGAAGAAACAAACATATTGCTCACTGTAGAACGGTGTGGAAAGGTGACCGGCGCGTTCTGAAAGTCAAAACGCACCACGAAGAGAGTGTCATGCGGAATGTCGATGTTAACCTTACCCACGACACCAATAAACTCATCGAGGTGCTTGCAGAAGCAGCTTACACAGGTCGCGCCTTGCGAGATTCTGAAATAGTTAGAGGATTTAGTGGGTTTGTAATACCGAAATCTCGTATACCCGACTTAAAGACGGCGGATAATTATAAATTCCTTGTCGTAAGAGGAAGGTGGAGAAAGACATTAGTTGACGCCCGAGTGCACATAAGTCCTGAGATACTTGAAGGCATCAATCACTACTCAATAGCGAACAAGTTTTGGGATGGCTTTGAGCAAGCATTTATAAAACATCGATCCAATCCTGTGATTCATGAACGTGATGATAGCACCTTGGATGTAAAACAGTGTGGATCAGTCTCTGGAGTGGTGTGTCAAGCATTGATGCCATGTTGCAGAATTACGTGTGGGAAGTGCGCCGATAATTATGCTCAGATGAGCTCTACCGAAATACGGAACCACATCACGAGCACTCTCTCCAATGGGATCAAAATTCTGAAGCAACAGCATCCTGATTTTCCTCATATGATTGCAATGCTTGAATCGTACAAGACGATGCTGAATTCAGTCAACACCAACAGGGAAGCTTGTGGAAAAATTCATTTCCTTATAGGTGATCGGACCGAGCAGCCTTTTATACATGTACTACGTGTCAACGAGGTGTTGATCAAAGGTAACAGAGCTACAAGTGGAGAACTTGAAGGAGCCTCAAATGAGCTTCTGGAGGTAGCGCGTTATTTGAAGAACAGAACTGATAACATCAAGCAAGGAAGCCTAACAACATTTAGAAACAAAGTTTCTGCCAAGGCACACCTGAACCCATCTCTAATGTGCGATAACCAGTTAGATGTTAATGGCAATTTTGTGTGGGGAAAAAGAGGGTACCATGCAAAAAGATTTTTCTCCAATTATTTTGATGTTATCGTCCCCTCAGATGGATACGATAAGTACGCCATCAGGAGGTTCCCAAATGGCACCCGGAAACTTGCTATCCAGAACTTGATACTTCCAAGGGACTTAGGCCAACTCCACAGACAGATTGAAGGAGAGTCAATTGAGCTACAGCCCTTGTCAACAAAGTGCATAAGCAAGCGCCATGAACGGAACATATACCCGTGCTGCTGTGTCACTTTAGAAGATGGGACACCAGAGTATTCTGAATTCAAGGCACCGACCAAAAACCACATTGTACTTGGAAATTCTGGAGATTCAAAGTATTTGGACATGCCTGCAGACATTAGCGAAAACCTGTATATAGCGAAAGAGGGTTATTGCTACATAAATATCTTCTTGGCCATGTTGGTGAATGTGGATGAGAAAGACGCCAAAGACTACACGAAGTGGGTAAGAGATGTTGTTTCTGAGCAGCTTGGGCAATGGCCAACTATGTTGGATATCGCACTTGCATGCTACCAATTGTCAGTCTTGTTTCCTTCAGTTAAGTCAGCAGAGCTCCCACGTATACTGGTTGACCACAAAACCCAGACAATGCATGTGATTGATTCATTTGGATCTGCAACCACGGGGTATCATATACTTAAAGCAAACACAGTCACCCAACTTGAAAAGTTCGCAAGCGACACACTTGATTCAGAAATGAAATACTACAGAGTCGGAGGCCTAATTGATGGCTCAGAGACAGATGTGGCAGCACTACAAACAGTGATAAAAACAGTCTGCAGGCCAAAGTTGTTAAAGGAGCTACTAATGGATCATCCGTATCTTATAGTATTCAGCATCATGTCGCCATCAGTATTACTAGCCATGTTTCGAAGTGGCAGCCTACATAGGGCATTGCTGTCAGTGCGGGGTCAGGAACACACCTTGAAAGTTTTAGTCAGCCTACTCACTTTGTTAGCAACCAAGCTCTCTCGAAGTGACACCATCTTTAAGCGATTTGATATTATTCAGAACCATGTACATAAGTTTAGAGATGTAGTTCTTGATGGTGATGTACATAGTATGTCAAGGAAGTTAGCAGAGAGATATTTAGAAGTTCAAGTTTCAATAATTGAATCGCAAAATGAAACAGAGGCTCTCGGGTTCAGAACAACACGATTCAAAGGATTCCATCTTGTGGAAAAAATTTATCAAGAGGACTTGGAGGCGCAATGGCGCGAATTGCCATTGTTTCAAAAATTATATTTTACAGCTTGGCAATTAAGGCATCGGCGAGCATTAGAAGTGATGCTTGGAGAAAAAGACACAAAAGAGCACTGCAAACTCTTGCACTCATTGAAAAGAAATGCATCACACTGTCTTAGAAAGACGCTAGTGCCCTTTAAAGCAGGTTATTCTAAGTGCACTCAAGTACCAGGTTTTGTACATAAACGAATGAGATGTAAATTACTGCACAGTCTTTCATATTTCTTTAGTGATGCTTTAAGATTTATACAAGTATTAGCAGTTATTAGTATATTAATGTCTATACTTCAGCAGTTGTATGATAGCATGGTAAAGTACAGATCGTACAAAATCTTAGCTATTCGACAAGAAGATTCAAAGAAAGACGAGGCCCTCGAAAGGCTTCACTCACACCTGTATTATAAATTGGGAGTTCTCCCAACTTACGATGAATTTTGTAAATTCGTCCAGGAACAAAGTCCCGAACTGCTTGATCACATGGGAGGGTATCATGGTAACGAAGTTGTTGAACATCAAGCTAAACGTGAATCTGAAGTAAGACTTGAGCAAATCGTTGCATTTATGGCACTTGTCATGATGATATTTGATAATGACCGAAGCGATTGTGTTTACCGCGTCTTAAACAAGTTCAAAAACATTGTCAGTACAGCTGAGCAAGATGTTGTACATCAAAGTTTGGATGACATTCAGACAAACTTTGAAGAGAGAAATGAGACAATAGACTTTGAACTTACAACAGAGGACACGCCAGCAACACCGTTCAAGTCTGCAACATTTGAAAGTTGGTGGGATAAACAATTGGAAATGGGTCACACAGTGCCTCACTATAGGACAGAAGGGCATTTCATGGAGTTCTCACGCGACACTGTCGTTAGCGTCGTACAGAACATCGTTCTTAGTGAGAAGCGTGATTTTCTCATACGCGGTGCAGTTGGTTCAGGTAAATCAACGGGGTTGCCAGCACAACTTGCAAAGAAAGGTAAGGTGTTGATAGTTGAACCCACACGGCCTTTGTCACAAAATGTCTTTAATCAATTGCGGTCGCAACCATTCCATCTGAGCCCTACATTAATGATGAGAAATTCATCACACTTTGGCTCAACACCTATCAGTATAATGACGAGTGGATTCGCTCTTCATTACTTGGCAAATAGTGGAACAGCATTATCAACTTTTGACTATGTGATTCTTGATGAGTGCCATGTTCTGGACTCCAATGCAATGGCTCTCTACAGCTTGCTACTCGAGAGGGACTTCAACGGAAAGATACTCAAGGTATCAGCAACACCGCCAGGTAGAGAGGTCGAATTCAGCACACAATTCCCAGTGGAGCTTAGGGTTGAAGAATCCCTTTCATTCCAGCAGTTTGTGGACAATCAAGGGACCAGTGTAAATAGTGATGTCACACAGGTAGCCAACAATATATTAGTATATGTAGCCAGCTATAATGAGGTAGATCAACTTAGCAAGATGTTAGCTGCTAGAAACTTCAAAGTTACAAAGGTCGATGGGAGAACGATGAAGAATAGCACCACTAACATATCAACAAGCGGCACCACCAAAAAGAAACACTTCATAGTGGCAACAAACATCATAGAAAATGGTGTCACTCTTGATATTGAAGCAGTAGTGGATTTTGGCACGAAAGTCGTTCCAAGTCTTGATGTTGATTGTCGTAGCATACGGTACTGCAAGGGTCCAATTAACTATGGTGAACGCATCCAGAGACTCGGAAGAGTTGGAAGAGTGAAGCCTGGTGTGGCTTTACGTATTGGATACACACAAAAGGGCATTGAAGCCATACCAAATGTAATTGCCACAGAGGCTGCTTTTCTATGCTTTGTGTATGGCCTCCCAGTCATGACTTCACAAGTTTCAACTAGTTTGCTAGGTAAATGCACAGTGCAACAAGCTAGGACTGCAAAACTGTTCGAACTACCGCCATACTTCATGATAAATTTCATTGACTCAAACGGTAGCATGCACCCACAAATCCATGAATTGCTCAAGAAGTATAAACTTAGAGAATCTGAGCTCCAACTCAATCGCATGGCAATTCCATATGCACAAACAAGCAAGTGGATCTCCGTACGTGATTACAATAGAAGTGGCCATGTCCTTCAAATGGACCCTGATTGTAAAATTGCCTTTTTGATTAAGGAGATACCAGATGAAACATATGAGAAGTTATGGAAGACAACAAATGACTGCAGGGGAGATGCTGGGTTCAAGAAACTAGCAACATATAACGCAGCGAAAATATCTTATAAGCTTAGAACTGATGTACACTCAATTCAGAGAACAATCAGGATAATCGAGCAGTTAATTACAGCAGAGCGTGAAAAGCAGGCCCATTTCGAATCGTTAACAAGCTTTTCACTCAGTTCTCAATGTTACTCCTTGCAGTCCATTTGCAATGCCTATAAATCCAGATATGCAAAGAATCACACAACAGAAAATATCAGTGTTTTGGAGGCTGCGAAATCTCAGCTTGTTGAATTCTTCAACGTCCATAGTGCAGATATTTTGGTTGGAGATTTATCAGATAGGCGAGTTCAGGACGAAGTAAAAGATTTTGGAGCTTTAGAGGCAGTTCTACATGAAAGCAAAGAGGGTGTTTCAAAAGCCCTAAAGCTCAAGAGCAGGTGGAATAAGAGCTTATTAACAAGGGATGTCCTTGTTTGTGCTGGAGTTGCAGTTGGGGGAGTGTGGCTACTATATCAATATCTGGTTGACCAATTTAAAGCCCCAGTGTCTCACCAGGCAAGGAATAAAAGGAGCAACCAGAAGTTGAAGTTCAGAAATGCCAGAGATGCAAAGGTTGGTCGTGTAATTATCGACGATGACTCAGGGGCCGTCGAACATTTCTTTGGTGCAGCATACACAAAGAAAGGGAAAAAGTCTGGAAAGCAAGTTGGTCTTGGAAAGAAGACAAGGAGATTTGTCAATATGTATGGATTTGACCCCACTGAGTATGCGTACATCCGGTTTGTTGATCCGATAACAGGTGAGATGCTTGATGAAAATCCAATGGCGGACATAATGTTAGTGAAGGATCATTTTGACGACTTGAGGCATGAATTCCTTATGGATGACAAGATTGACATGCAGGCTTTGTATAGTAATCCTGGATTAGAAGCTTATTTTGTCAAAGACAAAACAAGTCCCATTCTAAGAGTGGATCTAACAGGTCATATCCCACTCAAGGTTTGTGACCGTGCATCAACAATAGCAGGATTCCCAGAAAAGGAGGGCATTTTAAGACAAACTGGTCCAGCTCAAAAACTACCATTTGAAAAATTACCCACATCTAAAGAGAGCGTTGATCACGAAGCAAAATCATTGACGCGTGGGTTGAGGGACTACAACGGAGTCTCAAAATCCGTGTGCTTACTAGTGAATGATTCAGATGGGTGCACAACAACAATACATGGAGTTGGATTTGGGCCATTAATTATAACGAATCGTCATCTGTTCAAGAGAAATAATGGCGTATTAACAATCCGTTCCATGCATGGAGAGTTTAAGGTAGTTAATTCAGCTGCGATCAAAGTTTACCCAGTTGGAAACTGTGACATTGTACTTCTCAAGATGCCAAAAGATTTTCCACCATTTCCCATGAAACTGAAATTCAGAGTTCCACAGAGTAATGATCTTGTGTGCTTAATCGGCTCAAACTTCCAAGAGAAGTTTGCATCCAGCACAGTATCTGGTTCAAGCAACATTAGCCATGTTGCAAATTCGAATTTCTGGAGACACTGGATCGATACAAAAGATGGGCAGTGTGGTTTACCACTAGTTGCTCAAAATGATGGACATCTGTTAGGAATTCACAGTCTGACGAGTACTCACTCGGATCAAAACTTTTTCACAGCATTTCCTGAAAATTTCAAAGAGTGCTTGGATCAGACTGACAGCATTTCATGGGCAAAAGGTTGGCTGTATAATCCAAATGAAATTGGGTGGGGATCTCTCAAGCTCAAAGAAAGTAGCCCCAAAGGATTATTCAAGATCGAGAAGCTAATCGAAGATCTTAACACTGAAGTGGTAAGTGAACAATCAAAGACCAACTGGGTGTTTGAGCAACTATCTGGCAACTTGAAAGCAGTTTGTAAGAGTGAGAGTCAGTTAGTCACAAAACATACAGTGAAGGGCGAGTGTCAGCTTTTTCAACTATACCTTAATACTCATGAGGAAGCAAATAATTACTTCCAACCTTTAATGGGTCACTATCAAAAGAGCAAACTAAACAAAGTTGCATACTTGAAGGATCTGCTTAAGTACGCTACTGTGATTGAGATTGGAAAAGTCAACAGTGACACATTCGAATTAGCTGTGAGCGATACAATCGCCGATCTAATAAATGCAGGATTTGAAGAGTGTGAGTATGTCACAGATGAGCAAGCCATATTTGGAGCATTAAACATGAAGGCAGCAGTAGGTGCACTTTACAAGGGTAAAAAGAGAGACTACTTCGAAGCCTTCACTGAACAGGAAAAGGAACAAATAATTCAGGATAGCTGTGAAAGACTTTACACTGGAAAACTCGGTGTATGGAATGGTTCAATAAAAGCAGAATTGAGGCCGAAGGAAAAGGTTGCACAAAATAAAACTAGAACATTCACAGCCGCACCCCTCGACACTCTGCTAGCTGGCAAGGTGTGTGTTGATGACTTCAATAACACTTTCTATGCTTTGCATCTTAAAGGTCCTTGGAGCGTTGGCATGTCAAAATTCTCAAGAGGCTGGAATCATTTACTGAGTCAATTGCCAGATGGATGGGTCTATTGTGATGCTGATGGTAGCAGATTTGATAGTTCGCTAACTCCATACTTGATCAATGCAGTGCTCAGAATAAGATTGCACTTCATGGAAAACTGGGATATTGGTATTCAGATGCTTAAAAATTTATATGCTGAGATTATCTACACACCAATACTCACGGCTGATGGCACAATCGTTAAGAAGTTCAAAGGAAACAACAGTGGCCAACCCTCCACAGTTGTCGACAACACACTCATGGTGATAATAACAATGCACTATGCAGCGCGAAGAGCAGGTCTAAATTACCAAGAGTTCTGTGACAATGTTAAGTTTGTTGCCAATGGAGATGATTTGATCATAGCAGTGAAACCTTGTAGGGAGTCTTTGCTAGACACACTACAGGACACATTTTCTGAACTTGGTCTGACATATGACTTTACAAATCGCACAAGAGATAAAAAGGATTTGTGTTTCATGTCGCACAATGGAGTGATGCGCGATGGCATTTACATCCCTAAACTCGAGAAAGAACGGATTGTATCAATTCTGGAATGGGATAGAGCATCTGAGCCACAAAATCGCTTAGAGGCCATCTGTGCATCGATGATCGAGGCATGGGGTTATGACGAACTTCTATATCAAATCCGCTTGTTCTATGCTTGGGTGCTAGAACAAGCACCCTACCGAGAGCTTGCAAAACAAGGGAAAGCACCATACATATCGGAAGGCGCTCTCAAGAAGCTGTACACAGGAGAGGATTCAGACTTTCAGATCTACCTTCGCTCTCTCATCCAAAGTCAATGGAAGGATGAAGACACAATTGTTTACCACCAAGCTGATACACAAGCCGTAGATGCTGGAAAGAGTACACAGAGTTCAGAGAAGAAACCAGCAAACCCAGCCTCAGTGAGCAAAGTGGTAGCAGAAACACCACGTGATAGAGATGTCAATGTTGGTACAGCTGGTACATTTTCTGTTCCTCGACTCAAAGGCATCTCATCCAAGTTAAATCTACCAATGATAAACAAAAAGGCTGTAATAAATTTGGATCACCTCCTCAAGTACACACCGGATCAAGTAACACTTTCAAACACAAGAGCGCTAAATTCACAATTTGCTTCGTGGTATGAGGGCGTTAAAACTGATTATGACCTAAATGACTCACAAATGGAAATAGTTCTAAATGGTTTGATGGTTTGGTGCATTGTGTATGGAACATCACCAAATCTAAATGGAATGTGGGTCATGATGGATGGTGATGAACAAGTTGAGTACCCAATCAAACCCCTCTTGGATCATGCTAGACCAACTTTTAGACAAATCATGGCACATTTCAGTAACTTGGCAGAAGCTTACATAGAGAAGCGTAATGCAGAGAAACCATATATGCCAAGGTATGGTTTGCAGCGCAATTTGACTGACATGACTCTAGCTCGGTATGCATTCGATTTTTATGAGATTAACTCAAAAACACCAGCTAGAGCGAGAGAGGCTCACATCCAAATGAGGGCCGCAGCTGTTATGCACGCAAAGAACAATATGTTTGGCCTGGATGGAAATGTCAGCACCAAAGAGGAGAACACAGAGCGACACACTGCCACGGATGTAAATCGAGACATGCATCACTTGATGGGAGTCAGAGGAGTGTAGAGCTCTTTTACTATATATCTATCTGCATATATAATATAGTATCTAGTTTTCCTTTCTGAACCAGTTGTCTTGACATTATAGTGTGGCGTACCACGAAGTGTCACTACCACCTGGATTTTTCTACGATCTGCCATTGTTGTAAGTGATGTTTTACATCGTTCAATGTTGGGTAGTGGAAAAGAAAAAAAAAAAAAAAAAAAAAAAA